TGTCCCAGTTGTGCCAGCTGGCCGCCGGTGTGCAGATGGCCTTGATGCAGTCTGCGGCGAACGTGTTCCGCAGGGCGTCAATCTTTGACGTGTTGCTTTCGGTCGGCATCAGCAGACCGGCAATCGTGAACTCGAGGTCGTAGGCCGTTCGTGGCGGGTTGCCCGGTGCGGAAAGCTCGTCGTTTCTGGTCAGCGGTCCCTGCGTCACAATCAGCTGATTGTTCTGCGGCCGAAAGCCGTCGTAACGAATCGGCCGAGCCACCTCGGAAACGGTTAGCTCGTAACCGCCAACAACGGTAATCAGCGCCAGCCTCGTGGCCAGTTTCTGTGCAATCTGTTCGCTGATCGGGGTTGCCACGGTTTCGCCTTATCCGTTAAGAGCCAAAACAATCACGCCGGCGTCGTCGCTTAGCTTGCGTGTTACGGTCATGCGGGTCGTTGCCGTGTCATCAACGCGGCGTTTAACGTCAACGCTGTCTTGGCCACGGTTGACCTCGTTGCTCAGCACGCCGCTGGTTGCGTGCCGCTTGATTCGGATGACCATCTCAAACAGCATCGGGTTCCCGGCTTGGTCGAAAATAGCCGGAGGGTTACGCTCCAGAATGGCGTCAATGGAGCGTGAACCCCCTCCGGCAAAATAATAGACGACCGGCTCCGCGAACTCGGCGAGTAGTTGCGGAAACGCGGCCGTCTGGAAACTCTGATCAAACCGACTCGCCACGGTTGCTGGCTCCAATCACTAGGTGGTGATGTTGCTCAGCAAGTGGCCAGCCTGTGCGTACAGCACAACTTCGTCCACGTCGTGACGGACGCGGATGATGTTGCCTCGGACGATTTCGTCCCGGTAGCTTTCGACAGTGCCGCCAGGGCTGCTGCCGTCTTCCGACCAGTGGAACATCCGGCCGATGCAAGGCTCGGCCATGTCGGCCGAGGTTGCGACGCGGCAGACCATTGCGTACTCGTCCGACCAGATTTGCGAGGCCGCAAACGTTTGGCCTTCCTTGGCGCTGTTTCGGCTGGCTCCGGCCACGATGACGAAGTCGAGACCAAACACCGATGCCAGTTGTGCGGCAGTGATGTCCGATTGCTTGGACGGGTCGCCAGCACCATTGGATTCAATGGCGTCGATGACTTGAGCAGAGCGTCGCAGGTTGCGGAAGACCTTCTGGTTGATGATCAAGGCGTTGGCCCACAGGCCGCTGCCGTCCCAAACCTTCTTGACCGCAGCGTCAACATCGGTGATCGGCACGGCGTTGACCGTGTCATCCCATTCGTGGGTGATGCCGGTGGTCAGGCTGGCACCGTTCCATGTCGTCGTGTTAAACACGGCGTCGGCGACCCGCTGCTCGGCGTTTCGCAGAACGGCGGAAAATGCTCGCAGGGTCGACACCTGCTCGGCGTCGAAGTACTCGCGGTACATCTTCGCTTGGCGGTCGTCAACTGGCTCTTCTGCACCGTGTTCTTCGCAGGCGAAGGTTGCAGTGCTGAAGGTGAAGTTGCCACGGCTGTAACCGCTGCCGGGTGATCGGTTGGTGGTCCGCTGCTGCAGCAATTGCTCGACAGGGATCACGCCGAAAACACCAGCTTGGCTGGCAACATCAATGACGGGGAAGACCTGCGAGGCGACGTAGCCGAGGCGGTCGCTTTCGAGGTCGAACTCCAAAAAGCTGGCCAAGTCTGGCCGCAGTGTGGTCAATGCACTGGTAGGTGCGGGCATGTGAGATCTCCTTTTTCAGTTTTGGGTATTAGGCGTCGACGACGTAGCTGAGAAGCACGTCGATGTGAGTGGCGGTTGCGAGGTCGCTACCGTCCTTGATGATGGTGATCGCAGTGTTGGCATCGTTGGCAACGAACGACAGACCGCCAGCCAATGGCAGGCCGTTGGTCGCCGTTCCGATTCGCAGCAAGGTGTTCTGGGTCAAACCACCCACCTTCGCGTCCATCAGGGTTACGGCGGACGCTGACTGCGTAGCGCGAACCAGAACGCCGGTTGCCGTTGCGGCATTGCCGCCGATGGCAATCAGCGACAAGTCCACCAGCCGGTAACTGCGGCCGGGAATCGCTGGCAGCAAGGTCGAGCCAGCGTTGACGTTGGCCGTGGTTACTCGCGTTCGCAGGTGCTGCACGCTTCCCATGTTGCCGTCGACCAAGACTTCGATGACATCTCCGTCGGCAGTGGCGGCTTCCAGTGCGATGCCGTAGCGGGCAGAGCCGCTTGCACCGACCTTGCCTGCTGCAGACAGATAAACCGGATCGCCGACCGTGATCGCAGCGTTGGCCACGCACTTGCGGGTGCCGGTCGCGCTGTTCAGCCGGACGCCGACCTGCTCATTGGCGGCCGTTGCTGGGTCTTCCATCGTGCCGATGCCCCAGTCGTTTGCCCCTGCCAATGCCAGCGTGTTGCTGGCAGTAAGGTACACTCGCAGGTGCTGACCGATTGCAGCCGAGGCAGTAAAGCCTCGGACTGATGCTTCTACGTATTGACTCATGTTTTCGCTCCTTGTGTTTGTTTACTTGTTGTTTGCTTCGGCGATGACCGCATCACGCAGGCCAGCGTGTTCGCGTGCCGCCTTGCGAGCAGCGTCGGCCTTCTTCAGTCCTTGTGCCGTGTAGGTTGCGACAACGCCTTCCCACTGGGCCTTAGCGCTGGCGACCGGCTTTGAGGCGGTGACAGACGCCACCGGAGCCACGCCAGGACGAGCCTTGGCGGCTGGCATCACGACCATCTTTTCTTTTTCGTCGTCTTCTTCGACTTCGGTGACGGTCATCTCTTGGGCCTTGGCCTTGAGTGCAACCATCTCCTCTTCCATCGCAGCGATCTTGGCCTTGAGCATTTCATTCTCTTTGACCATCTCGCTGTGATACATTTCTGCGACTTGCTCGTCGGTCATCTCTTGGTCGAGTGCGGCGACGATAAAGTCAGACTTAGCCGACGGCCAGCGGAGCTTGATGCTCTTGGTCGTGGCCAGAATCTTTGGATTGCTCATGGGGTTATTTCCTTTCTGAGTTTCCACTTCGCCGCTCGAGTGGCCGCTGGCATTCAGCGACGACTGCACCCGCTCCGGCATGTTTCCTGTGAATCTGGCAACGGCCACGCTCTTGCGGGCAGTCGGCAGAATTGAATCGACGTATCCGCTGGCCTGTGCCTCGCGGGCATCCAGCCAAGTCTCGGCACGCATCGCGGCCTCGACTTCTTCGCGGCTCTTTCCTGTCTTGGTTGCGTAGGCGGTGACCATGCTGTCTCTGAGTTTGCCCAGCAGGTCGGCTTGCTTCTGCAGCTCTTCGCTGTCGCCTTCGGTCACGGTGTAGGGGTTGTGCAGCATCAGGTAGCCGTTCTCGGTGATCTCTACCTTGCCTGCCGCCATTGCGATAAAGCTGGCGATGCTGAACGCACTGGACTCAACAACGGCCCGCACTGGTCCCGGCCATGCGGTGATCGCGTCATGGATGCCCAAGCCGTCGAACACGCTGCCGCCTTCGCTGTCGATGCGAATCACCAGCTCCTGCGACGGATCGCAATCAGCCAGCAGCGACTTGAACGTCGCACTGGTGATGCCGGGATAGCCGATGCTGCCGTAGAGTTTGATTTCATTCATCGGTCAGCTGCTCCTCTGGCGTGTCAATCGTGCCGTCGCTGGCGTCTTCGATGTAAACGTCAATCTTGCTGGCCGGAACGCCGAGACTGTCCAGCTCGAGACGTGCCCGCCGCTCGCTGATTTGCCCGCTGGTCAGTTCCTTCAAAATGTCGTTGATCGCCTTGCGTGCGTTCTGCCAGTTCTTCCGGCCAACGCCGACCATCTCGGCGGTCGGTGCCTGCTCGGCAGCGGTCGATTCGGCTGCGGCATCGGCTGCAACAACGGCCGCCTGCGGGTCTTGCATCGTCATCTGGATGCCGTTTGGCATTGGCAAGCTAATCAGCTCCCGCCAGTGAACGGGTGCGTTGTCCTGAAACTGGCTGTTGATGGCGACGGCTCGCTGCTTGGCCTTGACGATGGCGTAACTCATATCCGCCACAATCTCGTCGGCGATTTCTTCCCAGTCCCGCCCGCCTTCTGCGTGCAGCCGCCGTGGGCTGGTCAGTGCGTTTTGGATCCGCAGGGCATCGCCCTGGGCATCGCTCACCGGGTCGATGTACTGCCACGTTGGAGCGTTCCAGCGATGGCCGAAGATGTCGATGCCGCTGGCCTTTGCTGCGGCCTGCAGTGCCCGGTCCTCGGCGATCCACTGCCGCAGCTTGAACTCGTAGACTGGCCGGTGCAGCCGGTTCTGCAGGTTTGTCTGGTTGGTCTTGAATCCCTTGCGGGCTTCGTCCACCGCGCCACGCCAGCCGCTGAAGTTTGTTTCGCTGCCGTCCATCAGGACCAAGCACAGCGGCAGTCCGAGGTTGACGCCGATGATTTGCAGCATCAGCTTGACATGCGTGAAAAACTCGGCGTTGGGGACGTTCGGGGAAAAGCCCTGCAGCTCCTCACCCTCGGCCCCGATGATTTCCATGCCGGGTCCGATGTTTTCGATGTAGCGGGTTCCCTGTCCGGTCGATTCGGTTTGCGGCAGTCCGTAGCCGTCGGTCGATGGCAGCGGTCCGCCACCGGCAATGGCGTTGCGTTTGCGGAAAATGGCGAAACAACTGACGACCTGCTGCTGTACCAGTTTGGCAAAGTTGATGTCTTCGAACATTCCGGCAACGGAGAAGATCGGAGCTAGTGCCGTAACGCCGCGTGTCTGGTTGACTCGGCGAGGGTTGTAGACGTGGAACAGCACCCGGTCGCCGTTCTCGTCGCGAACACTGATCGGTTCGGCTGTTTCTTTCTGGTTGCCGACAACGGCCAGCACACCGCCCGTTCGTTTGTCGGCACTGTACCAGTACTGCGTGCGGCGTCCGTAGGCGTCGCGAGTAACGCCGAGGAACGTGTTCTCCTGCGGCGTGATGGTCTGGATGCTGTGAGCTTCGATCATCTGCAGCTGGCCGCCAGCCGTGCCCAGCGCCACGATGTCGCCGTCCAGCAGCATAGAACGCATGACGTGCCGCTCAATGTCCTGCCAGGTGAACTCCCCGGCCATGTCGCAGGCGTCGGCATTGCTGCTCCAGTCCTGCCACCGCTGCCATAGCTCAAGGTCAAGCTGGCTGTCACCGGTTCGCACGTCCAGCGTGAAACCGTCCTGCACGATATTGGCAACGGCCCGGTCGATGGTCTGCCCGACGATGGCGTCGTTGCGGTCCATGTCCCGAGCTTTTTCGATGTCGCGGTAGTAAAACTCTTCAGTGCGATAATGAAAATCGGCACTGCCGCCACGAGGAGCCAGTCCCTGGCGTCGGCGGATGAACCGGCTTTCGCGGCTCATGTCGTAGTCGGCACGGATGGCGTCAAACTCCGTAGCCAGTGTCTTTCGCTTGCGAGGCGATGCGGTCATCTGAATCCTTGGCTAATGCCGAAAAACCGAACCTTCGACTTGCTGGCCGAGGCGGTGTCACTGGCCGCTACGAACGACTGAGCCCGAGCCAGCATCTGCATGACCTGCTGGACGTTGCGGGTCAGGCTGCTGCCCTGATTCGACGCACTTGCCGCCACGATTGTCAGCCAGCGATTGGCTGCCGTGATGTAGCTCTTCGCGCGGCTCACGCTGCCGACTTCCTCAAAATCTGAGTAGTCCAGCAAGTCGCTTTCGACGGTTGCGAGGTCGTACGTGGTCATGCCGCAATGGTAGCCGCCGACGCCACTGACGCTGCGAGAAAAGCGGCCGATGAAAGTTACGGATTTTCCGTAGCATTAGCCCGAGATCGTTTCCAGTAGCCACTTGATGGCGTTGGCCGGATTGTTGATGCGGCTTCCGTTGGCCAGCGTTGCCCCTTTGCTGCAGAGCGCCTCCTGCAGTTGCCGCAGTGCCTGCGACTGTCGGCCGGTCAGTTTCCGCACGTCGCACACTCGCGGCAGGTAGCCGAACGCAATCTGTGCCAGCGGAATCGTCAGCGTTCGGCTGGTGACGGCCGGAACTGCCGCCGACTGCGTCAGGACTTCCGCCGCCATGTCGTACCCTCGCAGCTGCTCCACGCCGCCTACTGGTGCCTCGTCAACTGTTGGCAGTTCCATCTTCTTCGACTTCGCCATTATTTCGTCCTCTGAGTTGCAACAAACGCCTGCCCGTGCGGCGTACTGGCGACGATGCCAGGACGACTTCGCTGGGCTGGTTTCGCTTCCGATCTTGCGATTGCCTTTTGCATCTGGTCGGCGGTAACTCGCGGAATCAGCCGCACGCCGAGACACCCAGCCGCCGCACAGGCCAGCGCCGCCGAGTCCAGATAGTGATTGTTCTTTGATAGTTCTTTCCACTTCCGCACGACGCCCTTGCCCGGCACAAACTGCTCCTCACGCATCTCGGCCACGATGTGGTGGGAAAATGCCATGTGCCGTTTCTTGTCGTGCCCGATGTACAGGCTGAGACTGCCGTCGTTAAACTGGTGGGCCTCGTTAAATGTGGCGGTCAGAAACCGCTCTTGCAGCCAGCCCTTCCAGTGTTCCACGTCGATGATGTACAGCCAGATGCGTTCCTGCGGCTGATGGTTGGCGAAGACGTGATCGAACAGTCTGCGGGTTGGCGACTCGGTGCCGTGGTGAAACTTGCTCGAGGCGTAGCCCTTGCTGGCCGCAAACGGCGTCCCGCCGACTCGGCGGATGAACTCGTAAACGGCTGGCGAATAATCGCCTGAATCGACGAGGCAGAAGTCCGGCGGGTTCTTGGCCATGATGTCCGTTCGCCACAGCAGCAGGCTTTGCAGCAGGGCAATCTCGACCGCCTGTGCATCGGTCGCCGCCTGCATGCCTGGCGTCTCCATTACGCCGTAGTCGATGACCACGCCCGTCGCATTGCCGAACCATGCGATCTTGGTCCAGTGGCTGTAGTATTTGCCGAGGTCCAGCCCGACCGTGATCTTCACGTCCTCCACCTTTGGCAGCTCGTGCTGCTCCAGTCCGCTTACCCGGCTGGCGACCTTGTGTGCGGTCAGGCCCAGCGTCTCGGCCTGCTCCTCTTCCGGCGGTGCGTTCTGAATTTCGGTCAGCACGTAGTTGAGGCCGTTGTCGCTGATCAGGTTGTAGATCGACTGCAGGGCCGTATGTTCAATCTGATTTCCTTCTCGTGTCATCGCCCGGCTGTATCGCTCGGGGTTCAGCACCTCGCTGCCGCGTTCCATGTCTTCGCGGTTGGCCAGATAAAACGCCGTGGCATTCAGGCCGCACCCGTCGCCGTTTCGCTGGTCGTCTTGGCGCTGGTCAATGTACTGCTGCCAAA